GTTTATACCCCAAAACGAATCGATAAGTCATGATTAGTGATGATCAGGTCATCATTGATACACCATCGGCTGAAATCGTCTCAGATCGGCCCACATCGGTTTTTTTGCCGACAACAGCTCCACGAATACACTCGCCGCTCAATGATTTGCCTTCACGCGGCTTTGAACTCATTGATTTTGCTGATCAGATCATCGATGGCGGCTTTATGCCATGGCAAAAGTGGTTAGCCGAGCACTCGCTCAAGGTAAAGCCGGATGGGAGGTACCACCATCCTGTGACAGTCGCATCCGTTGCGAGACAAAATGGAAAATCGACTTACATGATGGCCCGAATCATGATGGGTCTGTTTCATTGGAAAGAATCGTTGCAAGTTTCCTCAGCTCATCGATTGGTCACATCGCTGGAGCAATTTCGGGCCATTGTGCAGATTATTGAGGAAAATGCTGATTTGGCCAATCAGGTGCAGCGCATCCGCTGGCAACATGGAGCCGAGGAAATTCAAACCAAAGATAATTGCAGATTTATCATCAAAGCTGGTGGATCGGCAGCTCGTGGATTGAGTAAACCGGAATCCGTGCACCTTGATGAAATCCGTGAACTTCATGACATGGAAACTTTTGCCTCAATGCGTTACACATTGATGGCCGCCAAGAATCCGCAAATCAGCTGTTTTTCTACGGCCGGTGATTCTCACTCAATTGTGCTCAATCAATTACGCGAGCGCGGATTGGCTGCCGCAGCTGGTGGCACGGACAATGTCGGCTATTTTGAATGGTCGGCACCGACCGATGAGATTTCATTGGAAAATGCAGCTTTTGCCAATCCCGGACTCAACATAACAATTCACCCAGACAATATCCGAGCCGTTTTCAATGATCCTCCCGATGTTGTAATGACAGAGGTTTTGAATCGATGGGTGCAAACAATCTCAAGTGTCATTGGTGCCAAAGAGTGGCAAGAGTGTGGCGATGAGTCAATTGACCTTGATGATGACAAGCTCACATGGATGGCCATTGATATTTCACCGGATCGCAAGCACGCGGCCCTCGTGGCCGCTCAAAAGCTTGGATCGGAGTCATTTGTCATAAAGTTGTTGCATACATGGGAAAACACCATCCAGCTTGATGATCGGGCCATTGCCAACGATGCTGCTGCTTATTGTCGCAAATATCCGATTGAGTATTTGCTTTACAGCCGCCGCACATCCGGAGCTGTTGCAGCGCGTATGCAGCCGGCCGGTATCCCAATCCACGACATGGACAGCGATTATCCGCAAGCTTGTGATGAGCTTTTGGGTGCAATCAATAGCGGCAGACTAAAACACAGAAATCAAACATCGCTGACAGAGCAAATGCTTTCAGCTGTGCAATTGAGGCGCGGTGATGGCGGTTGGGTCATCGGTAGGCGTGCAAGCCAATCGGCTGTTTGTGCCGCCGTAGCATCTGCATTGGTCACACACTTTGCGACACGCCCAGAAACCGAAATAGACATTTTAGTGGGTTGATGCTTGACATTTTGAGAAAATGCTCGCATGGGATTATTTGATCGAAAACGCATCATTGAAACAGTCGCGCCATCGCGCGGTGCTGACATAGCTGCACAAATCGGCCCGGCTCCAACACTTGATGCATTTTTTCCATTTGGTGGAGCTGACTATCTTGCAACCCGTGAGGAAGCTATGTCGGTGCCAGCAATCGCTCGTGCACGCAACATGATTTGCAATTCAATTGCCACAATTCCTTTGGTCACTCGTGACAAAACTACCGGACAAATTATTGATCAACCTGTTGTAATTTCTGACCCGGATAAACGAGTACCAGGAGCAGCATCGTGGGTTTGGGCGTGCGAGGATTTATTATTTACAGGATTTTCATATTTTCAAATAATGGATTTGTTCGCTGATACAGGTCGCGTGCGCCAAATGTGGCGAGTTGCACCAAATCGTGTTGGCGTTTTCTTGAATTCAATTGGCACGCAGATTGAGTATTACACAGTCGATGGATCGCGCGTACCGATGTCAGGTGTTGGATCACTCGTTGTGTTTTATGGCAATGATGAAGGTTTATTAAATCGCGCTGGTCGCACAATCCGTGCTGGTGCAGAGCTTGAAAGAGCTGCCGCGATGTACGCACGCGAACCGGTGCCATCAATGGTTTTGAAATCCAATGGCACAGCATTGCCAGCTGATCGCATTGCAAAATTGCTTGATGCATGGGGCGCAGCTCGTAGAAATCGCGGCACAGCGTTTCTAAATGCCGATGTTGAATTGACAACAGTAGGATTCACACCGGAACAAATTGGCCTCAATGCTGCACGCGAAATTATCGCAACTGAACTTGCACGCGCCGTGGGGATTCCGGCCTACTTTATTGATGCGCCGACTGGATCATCCATGACCTATCAAAACGCCCAAACGGCGCGTCAAACTCTTTTAGATTTCTCGCTGCTCCCGTTGATGAACAGCATATCCTCAAGACTTTCAATGCCAGATTTCACGCCATCAACACAGCGCGTGGAATTTGATTTGAAGGCTTATTTGCGCGGATCAGAAAAAGAGCGTGCAGAGATTTACAAGATTTTATTTGAAATCGGTGCGATCACCACCGATGAAATTAGACAAATGGAGGACATGATCTCATGAAGCTGACAACACCAATGCAAATCACGGCAGCTGATTCAGATGCACGCACAATCAGCGGTCGCATTGTTGCTTTCAATGAGCACGCAAATGCATCAACCGGCAAAGTTGTTTTTGCTCGTGGATCAATTCAGCCACAGGATGTTTTTCTTAACCTTGAGCATGACAATACTCGCAGGATTGGGAAAAGTATCGCCATGAGTGTGAACGATAAGGAAATGATGGCCACATTTAAAATCGCCAACACCACAGCTGGCACAGATGCATTGACAGAGGCCATGGAAGGCCTACGCGATGGATTCTCAATTGAGTTGGCTGTGGACAATTACGAAATGCAAAAGGATGGCACCATGAAGGTGCTCAATGGGCAGCTCACAGCTGTCGCTTTGGTTACCGAGCCAGCTGTGCGATCAGCTCGCGTTTCTGAGGTAGCCGCATCAGAGGATTCTGAAACTGAAACAGTTACAGAGACAACAAACCCAAATGAAGGAGACAAGATGGACAACACTACCGAACCAGTAGCTCCTGCCGTTGAACCGGTAGCAGCTCCAGAAGTCGCACCTGTACAGGCATCACGCCCGGCTTACTACACAGCACCACGCTCACCAATTGTGGACAAGGTTTCTTACCTTGAGCACTACCTACGCGCAAGCGTTTTGCATGATGAGGATTCACGCCAGTATGTCAAGGCAGCTGATAACACAACATCAACCGCACCCGGCATGATTCCAACACCACAGAGCACACAGGTGATCAACGCACTTGCAAATGCTGATCGTGGCACAATCGATGGCATCAGCAGAGAAACTTTAGTTGCGGAAGGCATGACATTTGAATTGCCTCGCGTAACGGCTGTTCCAACAGTTTTGCCAATTGATGAAAATGATGCAGTTACAGAATCATCACTATCAGCAACATTTTTGTCAGTTTCCGTACAGCCATTCAAAGGCCGTGCGATTTCGACAGTAGAGCTCATTGATCGCAGCCGACCAGAGTACCTAACAGCTTTGCTCCAGAATCTTGAATTTGCGTATGCAAAAGAGACAGATGAGTATGCATTGGCAGCAATGCAAGCAGCCGTCACTAGCGTGACAGCACAGGCAGCAAACTCAGCAACCGGATTCCTTGGATACACATCAAAGGCAGCCGCAAATGTTTATGGCGCATCACTTGGATTCGCTCGCTCATTGATTGTTTCACCAACACAATGGGGAAACATCATGGGATACAACGACAATGGCTCACCGCTATACAATGCGGCACAACCTAGCAATGCGGCAGGAAATGTTCGCGGCGATTCATTGCGCGGCGTAGTTTCACCGGGTCTTAATCTTTATGTTTCACGCTCATTTGGTAACGCTGGCACAACAACAGCCGATGGCGATTCATCAATGGTAGTTGTGAACCCAGATTCATACACATGGTACGAATCTCCACGCTTTACGCTACGCAGCAATATCAACAGCGATGGAACAATTGACATCCTGTACTACGGCTATGGCGCACTAGCTGCCAAGGTGCCAAACGGCGCACAATTTAACAACCTCCCATAAATCACTATCGGTAGCGGTCGCTCCCGAACGCTACTGACACGAAAGGAACCGAGATGCCATCAATAGTTACAGCCTCGCAGCTGAGAGCGATTCTTGGTGTCTCGGTTTCTTTGTATAGTGATGCTCAATTGGATTCTTACATAGATTCCGCAGAGCAAACGATTTTGCCTTTACTTACGCAATACCAATCATCGGTGACTTTTGCCAATGTGGATGAATCCGTCATTTATTTCACCACAATGCGGCCAAATTATTTTGTGCCGGGTCAATCTGTTGTTGTTACCGGGGCCGGAACTTACAGCGCGACTTATACAGTCACCGATGATCGGATTGAGCCATACACTTTCACAGCTGCAACAAATGCGGCTAATCGTGATTATCCATTGCCGTTTATTCCAGCGGCAACAGCAACATTGAGTGGATCATCGGCAGCGCAGCTGTACGCATCGACACCACCAATTGAAAATGCAATCTTGGTTGTAGCGGTCGAAATTTTCCAGAGCATTACAGCTCCCGGCAACCAGATTATGTCAGATAATTTTCAGCCGTCACCATTTATTCTCGGCCGCAGCTTAAGCAACCGAGTTATCGGCCTTTTAGGCCCGTTTCTTGATGTTGAAACGATGTGTCAATGAGCATCGAATCAGCAATCCGCACACCACTCAAAACAGCTTTGTCATCCATCGCGGCCAATGTGTACAACGGCATCCCAGAAACAATGACTAGCCCATCGATTTGCTTGATCCCGGATGCACCTTATTTGGAAAGCGTTTTGATCGGCAAAAACACTACAAAGGTCAAGGTCAATTTGACTGTGACTGGTGTGGTTGGTTATGCCAACAATGCCGCAGCTTTGGACAATCTCGAAACATTGATGATCTCAATCATTGCAGCAATGCCAAATGGTTACGAAGTCGGAAATGTAAATCAACCTCAACCTTTGGAAGTCGGTGCCGGAAAGTACCTCACGGCCGATCTCCAAGTATCCACCTACTACAACCAATAGGAGACAAAATGCCAACAACAATCATCACCGGCAGAAATGTGAGCTTCAGCATCGATGGGGATACTTTTGATGCACAAGCAACATCTGCAAT